GGCCATTTTTTGCCAGCTCGTGGACACTGTATTCTTTTGTACCGGGGGGATGGTGGAAATCTATAACGGCGGGGTGTAATATCCCACATTGGGTGCACATCAGGGTTGCTTTGTATGCGTTCCATTTTTCCTTACCTGCCTTCCGGTGTTTCTTTACCTGTATCTTGTGTTCCTTGGCGTTAGCGGCGTAGTGTTTGGCCGAGTATTCCTTGGCTTTTTGTTTGCGTATTAACGGGTCTTTATATGGCATCTTGACACAACCCCAAAATAGTGTATATTGCTGCTAACCCGGGTTTTTCCGGTACATTGAGCAGCCCCGGCTGACGACATACCGATCAATGTACCTAACTTGTATGTAAGGAATATTTATCATGGGATTCGCAACTCACTTAGGCCCTTGGCTCTTGGGCACCGTCAAAAACACCACCGGTACTACCGCTGGTACCATCCGCAATATGGGCGCGACTGAAGTTACTCAAAGTGGCGCTACAACTGTTAGCGATACCACTGCGGTCACTTTGTTTGTTATCCCCGCAGGTTCACAGATTACCAACTTCTTTGTTGATATCACTACCGCTTACTCGGGTACAACCGGTAATACCATCACGATTAAAACTGATGGCGGCACAACTTTGGCTACTGTTGGTGGCGCTACTACCACTCCTTTGGCTATAGGCCGCGCAACTACCACGCTGTCTGGTACAAACATGGCTACGCTTTTGAACGTAGGCACGACGGACATGATTGTTCAAGTTGTCTACGCTTGCGCTGGAACAGCCAGCGGCGGCGCTGCTACGGTTACATGCCAGTACATCGTCAAAGGTTCTGACGGTGCTGCTAACCCAACATCTGTTTAATTGATCTCAGGGGCTTCGGCCCCTGTTTTATAGGAGATTGGTTATGCAACAAACCGATGTTAAAAGCGCGCATCTAAGCGCAGCAGGTTCTTATTACGTTGGGCGTACACGACTTAAAGGGTTTATTGTTTCCCCAAAAGCATCTACCGCTGCAACATTTGAAATTCGTAACGGCAGTTCTACGGCGGATGTTTTGTACACTATGGACATAGCAAGCCTTGGTACACCTAATACATTTGTTGTACAAGTTCCCGGTGAAGGTGTTTTGGCTTCTACTGGGCTGTACCTTACACTAAGCGTTGGTTCTGTTACTGGCATTACGGTGTTTTATGGCTAAGTCACCCGCATGGACACGCAAAGAAGGCAAGAACCCCAATGGTGGCTTGAACGCCAAAGGGCGCGCCTCTGCGAAAAAACAAGGCATGAATTTGAAACCTCCCCAGCCGGAAGGCGGCAGCAGGCGCGACTCTTTTTGCGCCCGTATGGAAGGTATGAAGAAGAAGTTGACAAGCGAGAAAACGGCAAAAGACCCGAATTCACGTATAAACAAGAGCCTTCGGGCTTGGAAATGCTGAGGTGATGTATGAATGAACACCACGAAGCCATGAAAAATGCCCTTGACATACTGGCAATATTTTCAACCATTGGCACATTTTTGGAAGTGATTTCTCCTGTGTTTGGACTTATTGGTGCGGTCGTTGGCGTGATGCGCATCGTCGAGATGGCCACAGGTAAATCCTTTGCTGAAGCCGTAGGCTGGAAGAAAGCTGACGATGCCGTCGACAAGTAAGAAACAACACAACTTTATGGAAGCGATAGCGCACTCGCCGTCGTTTGCTAAGAAAGTAGGAGTTCCACAGTCCGTGGGACAAGATTTCAGCAAAGCCGATAAAGGCAAAACTTTTAAACAAGGTGGTGATACTATGGCTACAAAAGGCGTGAACCCATTTGCTAAATTTGAAAAATCCGGCAAGGATGTTGAGAAAAAGGGCATGAAAGAAGGCTCTAAAGCTGACATGGCATTGGACAAAAAGCAAATGATGGGCATGAAAAAAGGCGGCATGTCTGCTGGCAGTATGAAAAAAATGGCTGCTGGCGGTTATACGCGCGCGGCTGATGGCGTTGCTACAAAAGGCAAGACCAAAGCTATGCAGATCAAAATGTCAAAAGGCGGCAAGGCCTGCTAAGGAGCAAAGACATGGCATCAGGACAAGACATAGCCGGTATCGCAGCCCTTGCTGGGCTGGGTTACATGTTGGCTAACCGCAAGAAAAAAGAAGCTGAAGACACTTCCAGCAAAGCAGACATTGCCAGCATGAAGCAAGATGCTTCGAGCGCTGGTGATGAATCAGCGGAAGATACCCAGAAATTACCTATTCGCCCCGGTCAGCAACGCAGCGGCATGATGATGCCTACTCGCCCCGGTCAACAGCGTAGCGGCATGATGCCTAAACCTATACCTTCTGGTGGCCCCGGACGTAGTCCATCTGGTCCCGGACCCGGCGCTGGTCGTGGCGGTCAAGGCGGTCCTAACGTTCCTACTACAGCAGCTATGCCCCCAGTTGGTAGCGGGCGTGGCGGTCAAGGTGGCCCATCGGCTGATGAAATCGCAGCTTCGCGTATGGGGGGTTCTGGTCGTGGGGGTCAAGGTGGCCCATCGGCTGATGAAATCGCAGCTTCACGCATGGGTGGCTCTGGTCGTGGTGGTCAAGGTGGCCCGTCGGCTGAAGAACTGAGTAACGCTAAATACAACATCCGCCCATCCCAAGAGGATCAGCAATCAGCTATTGGTACTGTTACAGGCGCATATGGTGGTGGCCCCAACATCAAAGCTGTAGCTGCAATGGCTAAAAACGCGGCTAACCGTGGTGCCGCCGCTGCACCAGCAGCTGCGCAGGGGACCCGTAACGCGGCACAACAAGCTATGGATCGCGCAACGGCAGCTGAAATGGCTGCACGAACTACAAAAGGTACAGTACCTAGACCCGCATCACAGGCTCCCACAACAGAGTTCAACTTTAAGCAGGCTGTAGACGCTCAAAACCGAGTAAAAAACCAACCCGGTTATAAACAGATGTTGGAAAACGAAATGCGTGATGCTGACCTACCCTACAAACGTGGCGGTAAAACTAAAGCTTTTGCATCAGGCGGTTCAGTTAAGTCTTCGGCATCTAGCCGTGGTGACGGTATCGCAAGTCGCGGTAAAACCCGTGGCAGAATTTATTAAGGAGTCATCATGGCTGATAAACCTATTTTTTCACCCGATCAGGATATGTCTAACGTATCCCCAGCGGATGTTGCTGAAGCTAAACAACGCGCTAAAGAAACAACTGCTTACGACAAAGCCAATAAAACCCCTCCTAGCCCAAAGCCAACCGCTTCGGAGCCTAAGAAAATGGCTATGGGCGGTACAGCATCTAGCCGTCGTATTGTTTCCAAAAAAGAATTGGAAGAATCAGGTCTCAGCTTGCGTGACTTTTTAAATAAAGAGCGCGGATTGACCCGTAAACCCCCGGAAGACACTAAATTTGGTGTAAATAAGCCCCGTCCTAGCGCTCAAGATCGCGCAACTATGGAAGCTCAGGACAATGCAAATCGTGGACTTGATGAAAATGGGGAACCTCTTCAACGTACAGCAGCCTATGTACCTCGCGATCAATACACACAGAGTGGTAAGGCGACTGTAGATAAACAAGATGCAATTTCTAAACGCGATGCATCTATGAAAAATTACACACCCCGCCGCGATCCAAATGCTAATGCACGGGAAGCTTTAAGTCGCGGGGATAGTGATGAGGCTGGTAACGCTATGAAGCGCGGTGGTAAAGTCAAAAAAATGGCCTCCGGTGGTATGACCGTTTCTCGTCGTGCCGATGGTATTGCTCAACGGGGTAAAACCCGTGGAAAGATGTGCTAGATTATGATGGCAAGCCGTGGCATGGGGGCCATTTCCCCATCCAAAATGCCAAAGGGTAGAAAAACCGCCCGTCGGGATGACACCGACTTCATGCAGTATGCTGAAGGTGGGCACGTTAACGCTGCTGGCAATTACACCAAACCCAGTCTTCGTAAGAGGATTGTGTCGCAGGTAAAAGCCGCAGCAACGCAGGGTACCGGCGCAGGTCAGTGGTCGGCACGTAAAGCGCAGCTTGTAGCCAAGAAGTACAAAGCTGCTGGTGGAGGGTACAGAGATTGAAAGCGCCGCAGCAATCGCTCAAGGATTGGGGTGACCAAAAATGGCGCACCAAATCTGGCAAACCATCTAGCAAGACGGGGGAGCGGTATCTGCCGGAAAAAGCCATAAAATCTCTTAACCCCGCCGAATACGCAGCTACCACCAAGGCCAAACGTGCAGGCAAAGCGGCAGGTAAACAGTTTGTTGCCCAACCCAAGGGCATAGCAAAGAAAACAGCGAGGTTTCGATAATGGCTACTAAAAATTGGATTCAAGGCGCTATTAAAAAGCCCGGCGCGTTGCATAAGCAGCTAGGCGTCCCGCAAGGGCAAAAGATTCCCGCTAAAAAACTTGCAAAAGCAGCGGCTGCTCCGGGTAAACTTGGGCAACGCGCGCGTTTGGCGCAGACCCTAAAAAGCATGAAGTAGTATGGCTGTCTCTGGAGTCGCCGCATTTAACCTCGACCTCACTGAAATCGTCGAGGAAGCGTTTGAACGCGCTGGCGGTGAGATGCGCACGGGCTATGACCTGCGTACGGCTCGCAGATCACTTAACTTGCTGTTTGCTGATTGGGCAAACCGTGGCGTCAATATGTGGACGTTTGACCAAGGTACCATTAATTTAGTGCCGGGGCAGAATACTTACCCACTACCTACCGATACAGTAGACCTGCTAGAACACGTTATACGTACT